CCTGCTTGTACTACGTGTCCTGAAGGTGCGGTAATGAGCGAAGAAGGTTTCTGTCTTACTCCCGGCGAACCTCCAGTAACTCCTCCCACAGGCGGTGGCGGTGGCGGTGGCGGTGGTGGTGGCGGTATGTTTAATCCGTTCTTAGCTGGCATAAGTTACACACCACAGGCTGTACCAGAGCCTCCAGCACCACCACAGAAGGACTACATGGCTGAACTAGACAACATAATTAAACGAAGTTTGTTTGAGGGCATGGCATAAGATGACATATTTAAACTTAGTAAACAACGTCCTCAGGCGCTTACGTGAAGACGAGGTGTCTAGTGTACAAGATACAACCTACAGTAAACTGGCGGGTGATTTTGTAAACGACGCTAAAAAGGTGGTAGAGGACGCTTGGGATTGGTCAGCACTCAGGACTACCCTTACGGTAACTACGTCTGCTGATATTTTTAACTACGTACTTACTGGGTCACAAAATAAAATTAAGGTGCTAGATGTAATCAATGATACCTCAAACATCTTTATGCAGTACCAGACTCAGCACTGGTTTAACGATAAGTACTTGAACCAATCACCACCCAGCGGCTCACCTGAGTACTACACGTACAACGGCGTTGATGCTAGTGGTGACACTCAGGTAGACATTTATCCTAAGCCGGACGGTGTGTACAGCTTGAGATTTAACTGTACTCTTAGGAACGCTGAGTTAAGCGCTGATACAGATGTACTGAGTATACCTAGTCAACCCGTGATACACCTAGCGATAGCTCTGTTAGCTCGTGAGCGTGGCGAGACAGGCGGTACATCAGCACCTGAGTACTTTGGTATTGCTGATAAGTTTTTGTCTGACGCGATTGCTCTGGACGCACAGAAGCATCCTGAAGAAACCATCTGGTACACTCCCTAGGAGCCTGACGTATGGCACAGCCGCTACAAAGTATTAACTTAGTTGCTCCTGCGTTTAAAGGAGTCAACACAGAAGACTCTCCGATTGCACAGGATCCGTCTTTTGCTGAAATCGCTGATAACGCTGTGATTGACAAGCGTGGACGTATTGCTGCACGTAAGGGTGTAGACTTGTTAACTGCTGTTAACACACCTCTGGGCACTGATTACGCTGTTAAGCTGCACCACTTTTACGATGACGCAGGTAACGAGGAAGTCTTTGTCACGGGTAACAACAAGATATTTAAGACTGCACAGACGACTAATCCTGATGACACGCTTACTGACATTACTCCGGGTTCGTACACAATCTCTGCAGACAACTGGAAGATAGTAAACTTTAACGATAAGGCGTACTTCTTTCAGCGTGGACAAGAGCCTCTGGTGTATGACAACGCGACAGGACTTAGGACGTTTGGCACAGCAACAGGTAGTTCTACTAATAGTAACTTCTACTGCCACGAGGCTCTAGCAGCTTACGGTAGACTGTGGATCGTAGATAACGCAGCAGACACACAGACTATATACTGGTCTGACCTGCTGATAGGAACAGACTTCACTGGTGGCTCCAGTGGTTCTATAGATGTATCTAAGGCTTGGCCTGACGGGTACGACGAAGTACGGGCACTGGTTGCTCACAACAACGCTCTGCTAATCTTAGGCAAGCACAGCATCCTCGTGTACGCTAACGCCGTGAGTCCAGCAATGATGGCACTGGCTGATACTGTGGCTGGAGTTGGGTGCATCTGTAGAAACTCTGTACAGCACATAGGTACTGATGTGTTGTTTATGTCTCAGAATGGTCTGAGAAGTTTTGGTAGGACTATACAAGAAAAGTCACTACCTCTGTCTGATTTGAGTGTAAACATAAAGTCTGAGATTATTAATTTAATTGAAACACGAACTGCACCAACGGCATCTGTGTACAGCCCTGAGAACTCCTTTTACCTCATTACGTTTCCAGACAGGTCAACTACGTACTGCTTTGATCTCAAGGGTAAACTAGAGAATAACGCTTACAGAGTCACACGTTGGACCTCTGCACCGTTTAAGTCTTACGAGAGAAAGAACGATGGTACGCTTCTTGTTGGTACTGTGGACGGCGTAGGTGAGTACGCAGGGTACGCAGATGAGTACAACGACTCAGGTACGATTAGGACTTCCAGTTACCGCTTTAGGTACTACAGCCCCGGATTGACGTTTGGTGATCCGTCTAAACTTAAGTTCTTAAAGAAAATACGTCCAACATTGGTTGGTGCTAACAGCGCTACTGTGTTTATGAAGTGGGCGTATGACTTTGGTACATCGTACAGTACACAAGAGTTTACGGTAGGTAACCAGACTCCCTTCTTCTTTAACGAAGCAGCTTCAGAGTACACAGTTGCTGAGTTCACCGGAGGAGCAACAACAACCAGACCTCCTGTTAACACTACAGGCTCTGGCACTATTATTACTATTGGTCTTGAGTCAGAAATAAACGGTTTTGCTTTATCTCTCCAAGAAATTAACGTATTAGCACTAATGGGTAAAACACTATGAGCAACTATACAAAGACAACTAACTTTGCTGCTAAGGATAGTTTGCCTTCTGGAGATGCTGGCAAGATTATTCAAGGCACTGAATTTAACACAGAGTTTGACGCTATTGCGGTTGCAGTTGCAACTAAGGCGAACACAGCTTCACCGACGTTTACAGGTACTGTTACTATACCTAACTTGACGTTTACAGGAACTCTGTCTACAGGGACGATTGACGGAGGGACTTACTGATGCCAGAATGGTTAACAAATCTACTAGGAATTGGCGGTGCTGTTGGCGGCGGTCTGCTAACTAAAGACGCTATAGACCGGCTGAGTAAGATTGGTGAACAGTCTTTAGCAGGAACTTTCTTTACTGATCCTCGTACAAATGAACAAATGTACGTTCCCGGTGCTTACGGGTTAGCACAACAAGCCGTAGGAATGTCTCAGTTTAAGCCGTTTACTGTAGCGTCTACAATGGGTGGTAGCTTTGGTGCAACTCCTCAGTTTGATCCTGAAACTGGTGCGTTTACTGGCGTAGGTACAAGCATGGATCTTTCTGACGAAGAGAAAGCGTTCCAACAGTCTATGCTGACTCGTGCTCAAACTCAGCTTGCTGGTACTCCTTACGGTCAACAACGAGGACGAACAGCCGCAGAACAAGCGTTTAAATTAGGTGGCGGCATGATGACAGACTTGCGCGACACTGACATGGCTCAACGCGAGCAAGACATCTACGGGCGCATTAGGGCTGCACAGTCTCCTGAGGAGCAACGACAGGCACAGGCAATGGAAGAACGTTTGGCTGCACAAGGACGCTTAGGTGTACAGACTGCACAGTTTGGTGGGACACCAGAGCAACTAGCGTTTGGTAAAGCACAAGCAGAAGCTAGAAACTCAGCTATGCTACAGGCTATGGGCCAAGCACAGGCAGAACAATCACAGTTGGCACAGCAGGCACAGATGTTTACAGGCATGGGTAGTCAGTTGTCTCAGGCAGACTTGCAACAACTGGCGGCACAGCAAAACTTAGGTGTTGGTTCTATGGGCGCTGCGTACATGCCACAGACTCAGATGATGCAGCTACAGCAGGCTATGATGCCTTATCAGCAGATGCAACAGCAGGGACAGTTGTTTGGTGCTGGTCAATACGGTGAGACAATGATGAGTGGTCTTGAGGCTAGGTTGGTAGCAGAGCAAGCTCAGGCTAATCTGTTGGGTAGCATAGGATCTGGTTTGCTGAGTGGTGTATTCGGCGCAAACAAAGACTTTGACTTTTTTGATATGCTACAAACTGCAGTAACAGGAGGATAACCAAGATGGCTAGATTTTCACAACAGATGCTGGCGGGTCTTCTGAATCCGACGTACCAGAAAGAGTTAACCAGTGCTGCTCGCGGTCTTGGCGGTGCTCCGGGTCGTATGATGACACGGCAGGCTACACAGAGAAGCCAAGCAGAGATACAGGAGTTGCTAAAGCAACACGCGAATAACCCTGCGAAGCTACAGCAGCTTGCCAATGAGTATCGCGCCAAAGGTAACACAGACGCTGCTCAAGCGTTTACTACTGCTGCTACTCAGGCTACTGCTAAAGAAACCGCAGGCCAACAGAGAGGTTTACAGGGTGGACTAACTGCGATTACACAAGCGGCAGCACGTGGAGTTCCTTTGCAGAGCGATAAAAAGCCTGATTTAAGTAGCGCTGTTTCGTCTGTTTTGGCACAAGGTGGTACGCAAGCAGATATTATGTCGGCGTACAACGCAGGCGTTGATTTGGCAAAAGGAGAAAAGCCTGAAATCATTCAAGGAACACCGGGTTCCCAGTTTTTTAAACGAGATGAAGACGGAAACCTAGTTTTACAAAAGACTGTTCCTTTTAAAGAAGATTCATCAGATAAAACAATTGATAGAGCTTTTGAATTAGCAAAAACAGGTAAGTACACTGCTGTCTCAATTCAAGACGCTGTAGGAGCAGACGGAAGTATTGATTATTCTAAGCTACAGGAAGTTGTTGAGTCTGAAGGAAGAGGATCAGTAGGTTCTAATGTAGAAAAAAGAAACAACGAAATCTCAGCAGAATCTACAAAATCTTCTATAGGTTTAGCGAGGAACAGACAGCTACAGCAGGAACTTGTTACTACTCAAAAAACCACTGGTATTCTTAGTGATTGGAGGACTTCTGTTTTAGACGTTGCTGGCTTAAGAGATGCTGAAGAAGAAGCTAAGACAGCTTTCTTGAGAACGAGAAACACAGACATTATTAACTCACTTCCTCCCGGTGTGGCTTCAGACACTGATGTCAGAATATTCTCTCAAGGTTTTCCTGCGGCTAACGCCTCCTCAGAAGAAATACTTAAGTATTTACAGGCAGAAGAAAGAATTTTGGCGGCGTCTAGCGACATGGCGATGGTTGCTGATAGGCATTTGGCTTCTCAGATAAACGCAGGACTAGACGCAACAATGGTTGGTTTTGAAGATAAAAAACAGAAGTACGCTTCTATAATGCAAAAGGCTCGTAGAGACATAGAAGAGAAAACAGCAAACGCTCAAACAGAACAAGAAGCTATTGACATTGAGCTAGAAGTAATTAAGCAAGTCTCAGAAGTTTTGGGGTTCGTTCCTAAGTTCTACCGCTAAGGGTAATAACATGGCTAAAAGTGTATTTACAGATGAAGAAATATCGGAAGATAACCCGTATGCTTCTTTAGGTTCTGGAGTAGGTTTTTCTAATCCTTATGCTGTAGACGCTATGGGACCACTTGAGCGTCAAGAGCAATACACGGCAGAACATCTTCAGTCTTACGTAGAAAAAGTTGATTCTAATTCTATTACCGATGACGATTTGTTTATGACTGCTCGTGCTTTTATTGACGGTATGTGGTTAAACAAAGGTGAAGAAATATCTAGCTACATTTCAGCCGCTGTTGTCAAAATATTAGAGCCAGATGCGTTTAGGGATGTTTCTGTATCAGAATTAAGAAAACAAATTTTAACTGAAGAAGAAGCTAAATCCGCAACATTTGCTGAAGAAAGTCCTATCTTATCTACTACAGCAAATATTGCTGGTAGTATTTTGTCTCCTGTCTCAATAAAAAGCGGTCAATTACTTACGCAAGCCGGGAGACTTAGGCAAGGATCGCAAGCGGTTCAAACTCAAGCACAAATAGCTTCTAAATTAGGTCCGGGTGTTGCTCAAGTTTCTGATGAAGGTGCTTTACTTGCTGCAAAGCTAGGCCGACAGCAGGGCGGCAGACCAGCGCAACTTCTTTCTAACCTCCCAACTCCTGTAGCTGCTTCAGGAGTAACTGCTGCGGAAGGTTATGTCATAGGCTACGAGGGAATGACAGACGAAGAAAAGGCTAAAAACGCTTTGCTTACTGCTGGTATTTCTGCAACGGTTCCTTTTGCTTTTGCCGGTGTAAAAAAAGGTTACGATTTTTTTACTGAAACTAAACTTGCTCAACAGCTAGGAGAAGGCAAAGACTTTATAAATTTAATGTTTACTGATCTTCCCTTTGTTTCTGGTGTTTACAGGTCTGTTGTTTCAAAGGCTTACGGAGGTAGATCACTGTCTGAACAGCAGGCTAGAAACATGGCAGGAAGGGCTGTAACAACAGAATCTGCTAAAATAGACGGAGCTAAGGCTGTTCAAGAGGCGGGACAAAAAACCAAAATTGCAAAGAAAACTATAGAAAGAAACACAGTAGAATCTATAGAAGAAACCGGAATAAGGATTCAGGATAAAATTAATGAGTTAACAAAGTTATCAAAAGAGGCTAAAGGACAAGCTAAAATAGACTACGATAATCAGATTGCGGAGTTAAAGCAGGCTCAACAAAACCCTAGCGTTTTACGATCTATCGCTGTTCAGCAAGCTGATGAGGCTACAAACTCAGCTAACGCCTTTTTTCGCGGTAAAGCCTTGCGTGAAGCCGCACCGCCCGGAGCCACTGCCGATGAAATTAATGAACTAGGCTTGATGGACCCCCAAGATGCTAACGCTTTTTTAGACGATTTGTGGAAAAGACACGGCTTTACAGTAGCTAACGGTAAAACTTATGATATAAACGCAGACGGCGTGTTAAAATTTATTGACGATATTGAAGATGATTTTGCGGATCTTGCGTTAGTCGGCGGTGAAAGAGCAAATATCATAGCAAGTGTTAAAACGTACATAAAGGGGCAAATAGCGAAGAAAGCCCCTGATGGTGTTATTTCAGGAGAAGACCTAGTTCAACTCAGAAGCACCATAGGTAAAGCAATTAGTGGATTGAGCGAGGGAGCAACCTCAACGAGACGCTTTGCGTCAGAAGTTCAAACGTATTTTGATGATTTGCTTGAGTCAGGTTTGAATAAACAAGAGTTGGCTGTTTTAAACGCTGATAAAACTTCGTGGAGCATAAGAAGCCTTGTTGACAGTGCTATTATAAAAGCGTCAGATGGAAAACCAAGAATGGGTGCTTTTGACGCCTCTGATTATTTAGCGGCATTGAAGGAACACAGCAAAAGGTTTGTTGCTAGAGGACAGGGAAGGTTGCAAGAAGAGGCCCAGAGTTTAGCCGCTTCAACACAAAGAAACAAAGACAACATACTTGGACTAGCGAACAAAGAAGCCGACGAAGTTAGAAGGCAGGCCATAAAAGATAAAGCCCAATTATCAACTGCTTTACAAAAACAAAGAGATAAAATTCAAGCAGAAGCAGATTCTAAAATTGCAGAGTTAAACAGGCAAAAACAAGTTCAAGGAGCGCAAGCCACAGGAAGACGCGATTTAGATATAAAAATTGCCGAAGAAAGAGAACGGATTACACTTCAACTAGCTGATGTTGACAGTAAAATAGCTAGGGCTAAACAAGAACTGAACGCCCTAAAAGAAATGATGCCTAGTTCTTTTCAGCCTAGCGTTTTTGAAGCGTTGTTTAACTCTGCGTTAGTTGGACAAACAATGGGCTTATTTGCTCCTAAAGCGACTGAACAAATAACATCTACTATTGTTACAGGCTCTATAGGAGCTAACATATTGGCTCGTGAAGTGACTCAACGGCTACTAGCAGGGCAAACAGCCGGACAAGCGGCTATAAGAAAAGGCGTGTCTTCTGTAGGAGAAGTTGCAGAAAGACTTGGGGCGACAACTGCTATGACAACTGGAGGTCAGGCAGGTGCAGCAGGGATGGTGGTAGTTCCTCAAGGAGTAATGTTTTCTGAGGAAAGAAAAGAGGCTTTACGTAAAATGCCCGTATCTGGTAAAGCGGCTTTGTACAGAAACTTAAAAGCCAAAGAAGGTTCTTTGGACAGACTAAAAGCGGAAGACCCTAAGCTATTTAAAGAGCTAGAAAAAGCGGCAAATGCTGGGAGATAAAATGAAAAAGAATAAAGACAAAGACCACACAGTAAGCTACACATCCATTGACTACCACAGTATGTGCCAGAAGTCAAAGGAACGCATCAAGAAGATGCAAGCTGAAGGAATACCTACGTCCCATGACCCTAAAGATAAGCCAGAGGACGTAGGTAAGTCTAACGGTTACTCCATATTCTTCATGTCATAGTTCACAGTTGTTCCCTGTACAGGCTAACTGCTGGCTACCCTCAGTCATATCAGAGGCTTCATTGATGTCCCAATCAATCTGGGTCGGAAAGCCCTTCTGTAGTGCCTTGAGGGTGGCCTTGTCCACAGGTTCATAAGGTGCCTGCTGATACGTGTGGTCTGAGTAAGGCAGAAAAGAGATACCACTGACCTTATCAAACTTGTTGTACAGCCACTGTCCCACCTCCAGAAACTCGTTGTCCCTGTAGTAGCAAGTCATGGACGGCTTGTGCTCACACCAGTAGTCCTGATATATCTCCCACAGATCCAACTGTTCCATAGCACCCATGTCTGAGGCTGTCACAGCGCCTTCAGGAGACGCAATAGGGAAGGAGAATACCCTAGTACTGGGTGACATCGCATCGTCCTCCACAGGCACTCCTGCGGCCTCTAGGACGCTACAAAGTGGATCTCTAGCATCTGCACGTACTCTGCGTATGTATTGTGCACTATAACGAGGATGGATACCACTAGCGCTATCGACCAACTGACTAACAGTGCCGCTAGGCTTGACCGCAGTAATAGCGGTAGAAGCGTTGATACCCAGTTTCTCTGCCCACTGCTTGTTAACTTCAATTGCTTCCTCCCTCATCTCCGTAAGCCACTTCTTCAGCTTGGCCTTGTCTCCTCTACCTGACAGCATTGGATGGTCCATGATGCCTGTCAAGGATACACCTAGCAGTGCCTCTTCCTGTGTGTTTAGTTTCCAAATATTTCTGAGATATCGGAAGTTGGTGAGGGTGGCCTGAAGAGTCCCAAGGATAGTTGCAACCCTAACTTTTCGTTTGAGACTTGCGAGTGTATCCTGTGGCCTAACAACAACCTCTGAAAGATTGCAGAACTGGTAGGGTCTGAGGATGATTTCGCTGCATGGATTAGTTCCAAAATCGTAGGTAGCATCTCTACGTTCATTTTTTGCAGCTTGCTTTTGACTTGCCACTCTGCTAAAGACACCTCGTTCGCCAGATTTAGATTCATATAAGCTAGTCCACTCGTTGAGAAAGGCTTCAAAGTCTGGCTTCTCTGTGTAACACGCTGAGTTATTCGCCAGACCACGCTGGGGTTCATCTATGTACCACTGTCCATGCTTGCATCTCCGGAGCCTGTCGTCCGTTAGGTTGGACAGTGAGATCAGGGCGCTTCTCCTGACTCCTCCGACGACGACGATTTGAGCAATCTTACAGCAAAGATCGTGGCATTCAATGGAGCTAAGTTTTCGTCCAGATGCTGTCTTAAAGAGTTCAACTGTAAACTTGAAGAGATCAACGAGAGGTTCTGGACCACTTGCACGACCTCCGAAAGTCTTGAGTGCGGCACCTGCAGGTCGTACTCTACTAATGTCCCATTGGGGAACTTGACCTGTATACAACAGTGATACCAGTTCCCTAAACGATTTCGCCCATCCGATCTTTGAATCCGCAACATTAATAACTGTATCGGTTGCATGAAACTCCTCCGCAACTTCCGGTAACTTCTGTATGTACTGACGCTCGACACTGAAGCCAACGCCTGTACCACACAGGAGTACGTACATGAGTTCGTCAAACGCCTTAGGGTGGTCTATGGGTAGGTAGCTACAGTTAAACCCTGCTACGTTGTCACGCTCCAGTGCGTCTCCTGCAGTCATCAGCGCCCTCATGCTGGGCATTACGTCTAGGTCATGGACTGCCTTGAATATCTCTGATACGTCAAAGTCGTTGAGGTGTCCACGGTCTACCCAAAAGTTGATGTACCTGTTTACTGTTTCTTCCCAAGTCTCCCGGCGTTGCTCCTCTGGCAAGTACCTAGCGTACCGTGACTTGTGTATGTACTGTTGATATGCGTCCATCTATTCTGTTACTCCTAGCGTTTCGTTAATGATTGCTTGTGCTGCTAACTGTAGTAGCATGTACACCCCATCAGGGTACTGTTCGTTGGACGCTACTTCAAACATCTGACCGTCCTCGTACATTACCACTACCACCTTAGGTTTGTTACCTTCAGTCTCCTGTATCTGAGCCTTAGCTGCAAACGCAGTCAGAAACTCAGCCGTTGTTATCTCCTTTTCTTCTGTCTTTGTCCCAAACTTACCTTCTATGATCTTCACAAGGCAACCTCCTTGATTAACCACTCTAGGTAGACACGAGCCTTCCGTAGATCCTCTACGCCGTTCTTGTACTCGTAACGCCACAGGTACTTCAGACAGTTACCCTTGAGGTATCCCTTGTATTCTTGTGGGTGCATAGACGCCTTGATTGCTTCAATGGCCTCAATAGCTCCCTTGTTGTAGTGATCTGGTTGTGCCACAGGATCGTGCTTGTCCTGAGGGTGGTACAGTTTTCCTGTGAATGTCTTAGACATCCTGTCCCACTCCTCTGTAGTAATGTCGTCTATGGACCTGCTTTCCTGACAGTTCTTACGTAGCTTCTCACAGTCTTTTTCAAACTTTGCACAGTCGTCTTCAGTCATGTTCCATTCATTCGGCATATTCTTCCTCTAGCTCCTCTTGAAATTCGTCGAGTTTGCGTATGAGTTTATCCTCAAATCTATCCAGTAGTTCCTCAGAAGAGATTTGTAGTGCTTCCAGAAGATCGTCAGGGTCGTACAACCGCAACAGACGCTCCTTAATTTCTTCTAGTGTCAGAGACATAATCAACCAACTCCTTAAGTGTATCTATATTATACCATAGAATATTGTGTTTGTCACACCACTCAGCCATAGTAAGTTTGGTACTTTTACTCACTTTCTGATTAGGCTTCATTAACACAAATATGAGTTCTTGCGTCCACGGTAGTGACTTAGAGATCGCTTTATACTTCTGCGTGTCTCCTGCACGAAAGTATCCTTTGCACTCAATGAGGTAGGTTTTGTCTTTTCTTTCGTACACAAAGTCTGGTGTGTACTTTCGTGGGATAATGTACGGGACTTGGAACGGTTCGTAACTAAAACCAAATGGTTGTAACTGCTTTGCAACATCTTCTTCAAACCCCGACCTAAATTTACTGTGCTTGGATTTCCGTGACCTTCGGCTCATTGAACACCTCTGTTAAATATCTTGGACCACTTGAGTACAGGAATGTTCTTACTTCGGGCCAGCAGGTAAACTTGTAGGGACAGTAAGAACAACCAACGGCGAGCTTTTGATTTCCACTTTTGCCGTCTGGTACGGTCTCGTGACAAACCTGAGGCCACTCTGGTTGCTCTACGAGCTTTTTTATGTGCTCTATGCGCTCCTCTATGTCGTAGCTTATCTTGTCGTACACCGGAGCCTGCGTATCTGCAGAGTCGTACATGAGGTACGTTAGGTGTCCGTTCTGTTTGTCCATCGCTAACCAACCAAACGATGTTTCACCTTCGGCGTGTGCGTACCCTTTAATTTGAGCAACGTACCCAAACGGGTCATCATAAGCCAAACTTCCGTCTTTGAATTTTTTAAACCCAAAAGTGGAAGTGCTTTTAACATCAGTGACAACACCATCAATTTTGCAGTCCATATGACCGATAATGCCCGAAACCTCACACTGTTTTTGTTCATCAGTCACCTCGTGTCCTGATATTTTGGTTAAGAATAAAAGCATCTCTTCAATCAGATGCCCGTACATAAACTTGACATGCGTGTTAGGTGTCATCTCCTCTTGCACATCAGAGTTATTCACCACGTTCCAAAGATACCTGTCGTCGCGCCCGATGTTAGACATTCGTAGCTTGCGCCCGTCACGTTGCTCTGTGAACAGCTTGGTCATCAGGCGTTTGCAGCCTTCTCCAAAGTTTTCTATCTCTTCGTAGAGGTCTACGTCCTCTGGCACTTCCTTGGAAGCAACCACGGCGTAGATGTCGTCTACCAGTGAATAAATACTTTTCATTTATGTTGCTCCATTAGTTCAGAGATAGAGTCTCTGGCTTGCTCTGGTGTGCAGTTGAACCACTCACCCTTACGTCCATACGTTTTCTCTAGCAGACTGTGTGCCTCTGACTCAGCAGAGCGTCGGTCAACCACAGACCAGCAGGTAAACAATGCGTAGTCCCTGAACGGTGACGACGTTTGATACCCGTTGAGTCTGTCCTCTGAGTCCACAGCCATGCCCACCTTGACCCACTCAGGGAAGTTAGGATTGGTTATGATGTACACCTGTCCCTCACGACTCAGTTCGTACTTCGCTAGACTGTCAAAAGCTGCGTCAGTAAACGTCTTGTAGCGTCCGGGTTTGTGTAGCGGGTGAGACTTAGATATGTACTTTCCGTTTACAAACATTTTAGTCTGGTCACGCTTCCAAACAGACTCAGGATTGTCTTTGTAGTACTTACCCTCACCTCTTTTGTAATTCATTGCTATCTCCATCAGTGTGTCTCCGACCACGTTTGTCCGACCTTGTATTCTCCGTCGAGAGGACACCTGAGGTCAAATGAAAGACCAGCCGCCTTGATGCACTCGACTGCAAGCCACCCGTACTTCTCTGCTTGTTCTGTAACCACCTCCGATTGTATCTCGTCATGCACGTTCCCTATGAATTTGTAGTCAATCTTGTGTTGCGTTGCGTAGTGATCTAAGTGTACGAGAGCCTTCTTCATAACGATAGCACCTGCTGCCTGTAGTAAGGTATTCAGTGCACTATGTTCTGACCTGACCCAGAGTTTTCGTCCGTCGAGCCCAACGAGGTGACCTTTCCTAGACGCTTCTCCAACTCGTTCTCGTAGAGCTTCAAGAGAAGGTGTGTTTCGTAGAAAGCGCCTCCTAAGTTTACTGCCATCTCCTGCAGTTCCTCCGACGATGCTTCCAATCTTTGCGTCTCCCGCTCCGTAGAGGAAAGCATAGATGAAAGTCTTTGCCTGAGGTCTAGTTGCAAGTCCTGCAGCAACTTGATTTCTGGTGTGAATGTCTTCTCTAAGTAGGACATTAGTAAACTCCTCGTCTCCCATGTAGTGAGCCAGCATACGTAGCTCTAGTCCACTAGCGTCAACACCCACTAGCCTGCGTCCCTCTGGTACAATCCAGCAGTCACGGCACTCCTTGCCAAACTGTGAGTTAACTGAAGGAACCTGTGCCATGTTTGGGGTCTGGTGCGTCATTCGTCCGGTAACTGCACCGTTTGTTGTAACCCTGCCGTGTACCCTGCCGTCGTCCTTAACGTGTTCTATCCAAGAGGAGACTTGAGCGTAGCGCTTCTGTAACAACAGGTACTCTAAGACCTGCACAGCCTCCGGTATATGTTTGTTCTCCTCAAGGGTCTTCTCGTCCACCTGCGGCCTACCGGACGGCGTGAGTTCCGACCATACAGCACCCTTAGCTTCAAGTCGTTCAGCCACTTGTTGACGCGAACCGGGATTGAAGACCGTAACCTTATCCTTAAGGCGCTTGCCTGTCTTCTCAGACCACCTTTCCTCAACAATAGGTGGGAACACCCTCTGGAGTTCTTCCTCAATAGCATACATACTCTCCTTGAACCTAGCGCACAGCGTGTGGCACAGTCGCTGATCCAGCAGCCACCCGTTGTTCACCTGTCCCTGTATGATCCACTGCACCTCGTGCTCTAGGTCTTGTGAAGCCCTTGAGAAACCGTCGAGTTCCACACGTAGTCTCTTGTACACCGCCTCAGTCAACTCTACGTCACGTATGCAGTAGTCGATCATGGCAGGCGTCAACCTAGTCCAGTCCTCGTAGTCTCCCTTGGCGTAGCCTAAGATGTTTCCCCAGTTACGTAGAGAGTGTCCACCAGACCTGCTAGGGTCAGCAAGCCTAGAGAGGACTAGAGTGTCAGTGACCAT